GTACAGGCTATTACTGGTACTGCGGTATAACCGGTAGGGATGACGACTCCGTAGCTCACTGTTCCATCACTAGAGATAGTGATTCGACATTGAGCAAAGAGTTGCGCCCCTCCGATGATTATCGCAGAATGCGGTATTGGCTTGTACGTTACGGGCGTAGTCGATATACTGGCTATCTGCAATATACATTCCAGTTGCACCTTAATCGGTGCCTTCTGGTTTGCTATTGTAGGTAGGTATATCTGGCTCGGTCTGTTGTTAGCTTTCATAAGCTTACGATGGATTGGTTAAGCGGTTCGGTGGACTCTGAAGTGTATGCATGCCTAAGCAGGATTACCTTATGGTACCTACAAAAGGCTTAGATGAAAGTAAAATCATCGCTGCACTGCTTCAGAGCGTCTCAAACGCGCATGGAGTAGTGTTCAACACTCGTAGTTGTAACTTGACCATTAAAAAGGCCCAGTCACGACTACATGCTGAAGGGATTGGTTTTCTCACGAAAACTTTACCTCGCCTGGGCAAGGCCTTTGACAAGGCTCTTGCAGAAGGAACACCGCTAAACGCTACAGAGTTGGGATTTGATTCCCTTCCGAGTAGTAAACTGCCGAGATTTCTCGGTGAGTTCTTTAGCAGGATTCTTCGACCAGACGGGGTGCCCCTTGAGCAACCGTGTGTACTAAGTATCAGCGTAATTCGGGATGTCTCATACCTGTTTTACAAGTATGAAATCCCTTATTCCGATGAACAAGAACAAACAGTCCTTGACGGCTTCAAAGAAGCCGAAAAGGACCTTGAAACGCTGGAAGCAACTTTCAAAGGTTTGGAAGTTGCTTCTGGTAATAGTACTTTGGTTGACGACTCGCGTTGTGAAACGCTTATCCCGACCTCAGTACTACGCGAAGCTCGAATACTCCTCGAAGGCGTATTCAAGTATTTTGACCCTGCGAACGTCGTTCCCCGGCATGGCCCTGGAGTTGTCGCTACTAAGCAACAACTCTGGGGCAAATATGCCTGGGCGAACGTTTCGCATCGTATTACAGATGTGTATCCCTTTGATGCGTATTTCTGCGCGTCGTTAGGGCATGTCTGTGATTCCTATCGCAGCTTTGCAGCTGTGCAGGACAAGGATCTTCCTGCACGAGTAATACTCGTGCCGAAAGACTCGCGTGGTCCCCGACTTATCTCTTGCGAACCCGTTGATTTTCAATGGGTCCAACAGGGATTGGGAAGGGCCATAGTTTCGTTAGTTGAAGCACATCCTCTAACAAGAGGGCATGTCAACTTCACGGATCAAACTCTGAACAGGATGGGAGCCTTGAACGGCTCTAAGTCCCAACAGTATGCGACCCTTGACCTCAAAGAGGCCTCGGATCGAGTAAGCGTTGATCTGGTTCGCCTACTATTCCCAAGACACGTTTTTACGTATCTTGAGGCTTGTAGGAGTTCATCGACAGTGCTCCCGGACGGTGAGGAATTAAAGCTCAGAAAGTTTGCGCCAATGGGAAGCTGTTTATGCTTCCCAGTTATGGCACTTACGATCTGGGCGATCCTCGCCGGCGGAGCACCTGATAAGGATACCAGGGATGGTATCTTAGTGTATGGAGATGATGTGATAGTCCCGGCGGGTTATACCGCAGACGCTATCGAACATCTCGAGTCATTTGGGTTGAAAATCAACCGTGACAAGAGTTGCACCAGTGGATTCTTTAGAGAATCGTGTGGCATGGACGCCTTCCAAGGCGTCGACGTCACTCCGGTTCGTTTACGAACTGTCTGGTCATCATCTCGCCGCCCTGACGTTTATACGAGTTGGATAGCATATGCTAATTCCTTCTACGATAAACGGTACTATGCGCTTTACGAGTTAATCGTAAAGGAGTTGACCATGATCTATGGTCCTATTCCTGGCGAAGACATGAATCTTTCATGTCCTAGCCTACGCAGAACACCATTAGAGCAGAGACCTCTCCGACGACGCTGGAACAAGAACTTACAAAAGTTCGAGTACCAGGTGTTCGACGTGAAGTCTCCCGTGATTAATAAAGCGATCGACGGCTGGTCGATGCTTCTTCGGTATTTTACCGAAAAGCGTCGTCCCTCAGTGCGACCGCTCACGGATCCCGACCTTCGGGAAGCTCTTGAATCAAATCCCTATCTCCGTCCGGAGACGGGGTCTGGTTCAGTCAGTGAGTACACGAGCCCTAGGACAAGCATGCTTGTCCGAAGGTGGCGATGATGTCTACATGGGGCAAAACCCTATATAGACGGGCTGGGAG